GTTGATGTCGATATAGATTTAGGATTTGGTATGTGGCTTCGTAAAGAAAGAGTACGAGTTATGGGTATTGACACACCAGAATCAAGAACAAGTGATAAGATGGAGAAGGTGTTTGGTCTTGCCGCTAAGAATAGACTAACTTCACTCTTAGGTGCTGAAGCAATCTTACATACACAAGTGAGTAAGAAAGGCGAAGATATGAAAGGTAAGTTTGGTCGTGTTCTTGGAAACTTCGTATCACTTAACGGTGAAAAATGTGCTGCTGTTTTAATAAGAGAAGGTCACGCTGTTGCTTATCAGGGTGGTAGTAAAGAGAATATTGCAAGTAAGCATTTAGCAAACAGAGAGAGATTAGTTAGAGAAGGTGCGGTTGTAATACCTGAAGAATTAAAAACAGCGTCAATAGCGCCTGTTAAAAAAATTATTGAACCTGTTGTCGAGTCTGTCGGTAAATCTATTAATGAACCTGTACCTGCTACGAGAAAACCAGCTGCTAAGAAAAAAACAAAAGCTAAAAAGAAGAAGTAATGCCTGAAGTAGCACTCAAAGATGAAAAAAGTTCTGTAGCGTGTGATGATGGTGCGATAGGTACTGTTTGTTTAACATCAGGTGCACCAAATTTTACTCCAATAAAATGGAATTTTGATACCGATACGACACAGAAAAGTGATGCTGGTAGTAGTAATGTTTTTGCGGAAGGTACCGGCGTTGTAAGAAAAGATGATGCAATGAAGGCTCACGCTAATGGCGACCTATGTGTTGCAACAGCGACTAATCATGCACCAACAGTTTCTACTCACTCATCAACTGTATTTGTAAATGGTAAAGAGATTGCTAGAATAGGCGACAAATATAATAGTGAGAGTAGCCAAGACCATCGAATTACAACTGGTGCAACTACTGTGTTCGCTGGGTAGGTCGTTATAAATATTACAAAAGAAAGAGGTTTCTAAATGTCAAGATATGACGCCACACAAACTAATGAAAGTACAAGAAGTTCTAGGATTTTTAAGGACCTCAATTTAGACTTTCAACAAAATACTGCAACGAAAGATATTCAGAAGATTAAAGATATCGAAGCGGTAAAAAGAAGTGTGAGAAATCTAATCAATACGAATCACTACGAAAAACCTTTTCACCCCGAAATTGGTTCTAATCTCAGAGCAATGTTATTTGAATTGATGTCGCCTCAGATGAATCATTTAATCAGTAAACAAATCGAAAATTTAATTAACAACTACGAACCAAGATGTAATCTAGTTGAAGTATTTGCACAACCAATGTTTGACAGAAATGGATATTCTGTTCAGATATCGTTCATGGTAAATAATCATCAAGAACCGGTGATAGTAGAATCCTTTTTAGAGAGATTGAGATAACATATGGCAACTAAACTAGAAATTTCAGAATTAGACTTTGATGGTATCAAAGCTAACTTAAAAACATTTTTATCACAACAGAACGAATTTACAGACTACGACTTCGAAGGTTCTGGTATGTCAACACTTCTTGATGTACTAGCATATAATACTCACTACCTCGGTTACAATGCTAATATGTTGGCAAACGAGATGTACCTTGATAGTGCAGACTTGCGTTCTAGTGTTGTATCTCTAGCAAAACAAGTTGGTTATACTCCAACAAGTTGCACATCTTCAACAGCCACGATTGATGTATTAGTTAGTCCGGCATCTGGTGCTTCTCTTACAATGTCAAGAGGAACTAAATTCTCAACAACAGTTGATGGGCAATCATATAGTTTTGTGAACAACGCTGATGTGAGTATTACACCAACAGACGGCGTTTACAAATTCAGTAACTTAAAAATTCACGAAGGTTCTTATTTAAATTACAAATATACAGCAAGTACATCTGATATCGACCAACGATTCATTATACCAAACGATAGTGTTGACACAACGACACTAACTGTTAAGATTCAAGAATCATCATCTGATGCAACGACAAACACATATACACTTGCAAGTGGTATTACAGGATTAGATGCTACATCTAAAGTTTACTTTTTACAAGAAGTAGAAGGCGGTCGTTTTGAAATTTACTTTGGCGATGGTGTTTTAGGCAAAGCAGTTGCCGATGGTAATATTGTTATATTAGATTACATCAATACAAACAGAGATGCGCCAAATGGCGCTACATCATTTACTCTATCGGGAACGGTTGGTGGATTTTCAAACGCAACGATTACAACAATCAGTAATGCAGCTGGCGGAACTGGGCTTGAATCAATTTCTTCGATTAAGTATAATGCACCGAGAGATTATTCTGCACAAGACAGAGCGGTTACTGCTGAAGATTACAAAACACTTGTTAAGAGTCTATATGCAAACGCACAGGCAGTTCAAGTCTATGGTGGTGAAGATGCAGAAACTCCTGACTATGGTAAAGTCTATATTTCTATTAAAGCAAAATCTGGTTCTAATCTAACAGTTGCAACAAAAGAAAGTCTTGTAACAAGTCTTAAATCATATGCTGTTGCTTCGGTAACTCCTGTAATTATAGACCCCGAAACAACTTACATCACACTTGTTGTTAATTTTAAATACGATTCAGGTAAAACAACAAAAGATGTAACAACACTTCAAACAAATGTATTAACAAAAGTTGCAAGTTACAACAATGACGAACTAGAGGACTTTGCTGGCATGTTTAGATACTCAAAATTAACAGAGGCAGTCAATGCCGCCGATACATCTATTCTTAGTAATATTACAACTGTGAAGATGTACAAGTATTTTACACCAACACTTGATTCTGCATTAAAGTACACACTTAGTTTTAACAATGCATTATATAATCCACACTCTGGACATAACTCAACCGGCGGTGGTATTATTTCTTCAACAGGATTTAAAATTGATGGTGACACAACTAATGAACACTTCTTAGATGATGATGGTGCTGGCGTTCTTCGAGTATATTATCTAAGCGGAACAACAAGAGTTTATACAGACTCAACTTATGGTACTGTTAATTATGCAACAGGTGAAGTCATTCTTACATCTGCTAAGTTGACAAGCATTTCAAATGTTGATGGTGCAACAAGTACACAAGTTCGAGTATTTGCAACACCAAGTTCTAATGATGTTGTGCCAGTAAGAAATCAAGTTCTATCTATTGATACAACTAATTCATCAATCACTGGTGAAGTTGATGGTATTGTAAGTGGTAGTTCACAAGCGGGAACATCTTATACGACATCATCTAGCTATTCGTAGTAAGTAATGGCAATAAAATACAAAACTAATAAGAGAAAAATATCGAGTCTTGTTAAACAACAAGTGCCTCAGTATGTCTTAGAGGACCACCCTAAGTTCACAGAGTTTCTATCGTCTTATTTTCTTTTCATGGAATCTGCTGAGTTAAACTTAGATACGATTACAGACATAGACCAAATATTATTAGAAACTGCTGGCGCAACCGACAGTTATGTATTACTAGACCAAACAAATAAGAATGGTTTAGATGCTGGTAATAAACTCGTTGATGAACAAAATACATTCGGCGGTTCTTTTCAGAAAAACGAAACAATTACAGGTTCTACATCTGGCGCCACTTCAACAGTTCTTGCAGAAGATACTCTTGCTAACGATAGACTATTCATCTCAGCAAACAACGCCTGGATTACAGGAGAAACGATTACAGGTTCTACATCTGGTGCAACTGCAAAAGTTGGCAAGTATCGTGCAAACCCTGTAGAGAATCTTCAACAACTTCTAAACTATACTGACCCAGACCACACGATAAGTGATTTCTTAACTCAGATGAAAGAGGAGTTTCTTAATACAATTCCTACAGACACACACGAGAGTGTAGATACAAGAAAGCTTGTTAAGAATATCAAATCATTGTATCGTGCAAAAGGAACAGCAAAGGCACACAAGGCATTCTTTAAATTATTATTTAACGAACCATCTGAAGTTTACAGACCAACTGACGATATGTTGCGAGTGTCTGGTGGAAATTGGGCAACACAAAATTTTATTCGTTGCACACAAACAACAGAACAAGCACTAAACGATACGATTGAATTAGTTGGACAAACAATCACACAAGCAAACGACCCTGCTGATGATGATGTAAACTTAGCAACTGCAATTGTAGAAAACATCACTAAGTTTAGAGAAGGTAGTGTTGAGATAATCGAAGTAGAAATTAATTCTGAAACAACAACAGGAACTTTTGTAACTGGCCAGACCATTACGGGTATAAGTTTTGAAAATGAAGAAGTAACTGTTTCAATGACCACAAGTTCAGCGATTGCTGATACTACAATTACAAATGATGGAAGCACACTAACTGTTGGTGATGAGGCAACTCTAACGGGTGGCGCTGGCGCCGGCGGAAGGGTACAAGTTCTTGACATTCAAGGTGCAGGAGTATCTGAAGTTATTGTTGATGCCGCTGGAACAGGATACGAAGAAGGCGACACACTTACATTTAGTTCAGGAACAGCCGAAGCAAAAGTTTCAATTGTCAATGGTGGATTTATTCCAGAATCGGGTACTGTTGACATTCATGTAGAATTAGAAGAAGGCACAATTACAGGCGGCGGTTCTGGTGATTTACTTTTAGAAACATATGGCGACGGAACAGAAGGTAAGTTCTTAGACTCAACATCAAATCACTTTGATACTGAGGTTAGAGTTGAGTTAGAAAACGAAACTGGTCATATGTTGACAGAATTGGGTGGTGAAGATGGTGCTCGTGCTTACATATTAGACCAAACATCTGAACCAGATAGGCCAATCAATTTAGAAGCAGATGACCGTATAGGGTTAGAATCAAAAACAACAGACGCTGATGGTTATGTCGGCAGTGCAATAGTTCAGGAGAACTCAACAGGTTCTGGAGATATAACTGATGTACGAATGATTGCAAGTGGTTCTGGTTATACAACCTTACCGACTGCAACAATTTCTGGTAATAGATTTATCGCCCTCGAAGATGCTACAGATACAGCAACTGATGGTCATAGTAATATTCTTTTTGAAGATGGTGGTCGAGTATTATCGGACATTGCATTTGATGGTGCAAGTGCAACAGTCATACCATTTGGTGATGAGATTGGTCGTGCAACATCATTGAATATTATTGAACACGGAATTAATTATACATCAGCACCTACATTTGATTTTCCTCATTACGCTGTTCTTAAAACAGTTTCAGGAACAATATCTGCTGACGAAACATTTACATCTAATGTAAGTGGTGCAACAGGAACAGTTATTGGTTTCACATCGCCTCTTTTAAAATATACAGCAACAACAAGTTCACTAGAAGTTACAGATACGGTTACTTTCTCTGGCGGTGAAACTGCTATTGTATCAAAATCAGACCCACTTACAGGAACAGGAACAATTGCAACAAATATTACGACTGCTGGTAAGTATGTAAATCAAGACGGACACATTTCTGAAGGTTCTAAAAAGATACAAGACAGTTTATACTATCAAGATTATTCTTATGTAATCAAAGTTTCTGAAAGTATTAATAAGTGGAGAGATGCGCTCAAACGAGCAGTTCACCCAAGTGGATTCTATGTAACGGGTGAAGTAAACATTGCAACACAATTAAGTGCTCAAATCAGACAACCTGTCGGCGCTACATTGGCTTCTGGATTATTTACAGGCACTTCAGACAGTCCAATTTACATGAGATTGAATACTCTATTCACTACAATCTTTGGTAGAAGAACAGGAGTTGCTCACAGCAGTTCATTCAGTAGCGGAACTCAACTAGACGGACTAACTAAACGCTCACGAGCAAACGCAAATGCAGGATATTCGCCTGATGTAAGTACTGCGTTTACAAGTTCACACTATGCGGCTCGTCAAGTAGATGTAAACTTGACACCAGAAACAACAATCGAATTAGAACAAAGAAACAGAAATAGTTTCTACGATTTAAGACCAGTTATCATACAAGATAACCTTATCTATGAAAGTGCAACAAGCGCTGACCAGATAGAGTTGGAAAACGAAGTCGGAAACCTAGTTGTTAATTTTAGAAACGAGGGTTATACAGTTCGTGATGTAGAAGTAAGAAACGGTTTCGCATACGGCGGACCAAGAGTTAAGAATTTAAGTGACCGTGCATTTACAACCTTCTCGGCGAATAATGCAATCACTTTAGAGGGCGGTGCTGGCGATGGAGAGATAATATTAG